TATACCCGATGTTCTTGGCAAGTGATACAACATTCTCTCTTAATGTTGCACTATCAACAAACACCTCATTTGCAACCATATTGGCGTTATATGAGGTGATGTACGTATTATACGCAAGCACATCTATCAGTACTGATAGATTTGAACCTTCAAAATCGTAATCAGTAAAATTTGAATTGGATCTAAGATAATCCTTGATCGATGTTTTTATCTGATCAAAGTCTAAACTTGTAAAATTAACTAATGCCATTTACCTTGCAGGCTGTAATGCGAATGATAATTTTTGTGGAAGTACATCAATACCGACAATATTATATCTAATGATTACGTCATACTGTCCAACTTCATAATCTGGAATTACTTCAACCTTTATAAGTTCAACCCTTCTTTCATATTTTTTGATGGTTTGATCTATTTCATCCCTTATGAGAGAAGATGTAATCTCATCCATGTTTTCAAAAAGAAGACTATTCAATTTTGAACCCAATCTCTGATTAAAAAAGCGTTCACCAGGGACTGTAAGGACCAAATTGCGAATTGAACGAGCAATAGCAGTCTCATTTTTGACCGCAATAAGGTCCATATTCAGGGGATTAACCTGAAAAGACATGCTAATATCCTTGAAACCTCTACTTACTCGCTCTAAAGGCATTGAATAATACAAATCTAACTTATTTATTCAAGATCCGTCTTGGTATTTGGATCATATATCTCATTTTGAATAGTATTATCGTGTTTTTTAGGTGTCATATCATCATGATTGATCTCACGGAGCATTCTTCTACCAAAAAATCCGTATCCCTGAGTAAAATGACCACCACCAACACTAATTGCAGGTGCTTCTAACTGGTCAAATTCACTTATAACGCTATAATTATCAGTTTTCATATTTAGTTTCCTCCAAATCTTTTCTTTCTTTACTAGTTTTCCAAAAATATTCATCTTCACGTCCCATTCCAAGACGTTCAAATCCATTCTCTACCTGATAATACTTAGTAGACACCTTAAAATCAGGCATTTTGGGTGTTTCTGGAGTTAAACTATTGTCATAGATCCGCATTCTATTGTTTGGATATAATGCATATTGCCCATTTTCCAACTCAATAAGGTTATGTGACTTATGTTCAGCAGGATTTTCACTTGTTGCATAATCAATCATATCAGCATCTTGATGATAATTATCAATAGTGCAAATATATGTACCTTTTTGAGTGCCATGATCACGGGTATAGCACTCAAAATCCATACTACCAATGAATTGTTTATGTATTGATACAACACCATAATCCATACAATTCCAAAATTGTAGGTTTGGTAGGTTCATATCAGGTGAAGGGGTCTCAGGACGCGATACAAAGGCACTGATGGGCAGTTTATCGTACATTGCAGCATACTCTGGTAAGTAAGTCTCAAAATAAAATGCACGTCCAGGTATTGATTTACATGATACCCAAATACCCTTTACAAATTCACCATGACCACTTTGATGATCTGTTAGATATTCTTTACGGACCCATACTTCATTTGAAGGTAGGTTGCATATTAAACAAGACATTTTTTACTTAGTATTCTGTATGTACTTAAGCGAGCGAACCCGGCGGTTATAAGAATATAAAATCTATAACCATAAAAAAATCACTTGAAGAATTAACTTCAAGTGACTTATAGTTATTTACCTTGTCCTCGATAACGCTTTCGAGCAGCATTCCTGCTTGTGGCAGCATACTTTGTATGTTTTCCTGTTCCCTGTCGCGTATTTTTTGGATGAGATTCAATTTTATTACTGCCTGTAAGGGAAGGTCTACGTGCCATAATTAAGTTCCTCTAATTCTAATAGTGCTGGATCAAAGTCATCCTCAGTATTATAGTATGACTCTGCAATTTTATCAAGGACCTCAACACATTCTTCATATGTAAGGTCCTGATAGATCTTACGTCCTTGATAAAGTACGTTGAATTTTTTCATCAGATGATGCGTGTCTTCTCATGTCCAACACGAATCCGTGGATCACACCAAATTTCAAATCCTGCTTCTTTTGCATCAAGACAGAATGAAACATCCTCTCCACACATATCTTGCACTTGACCAGACTCAAAGACTTGCATCTTAGGAGCAAACCAAGGATACTCAAGATTCTCAAATACACCCTTCTTAATCAATACCCATCCAAATCCTGTATAGTCAACAGTAAAAGGTTTACGACGCTTGGTAATTGATTCAACGGTTTCATGATTCATCACTCCACCATTCTTACGGAAATCATCTTCCTCTAACCAATGTGCAACAGATGTTGTATGTCCATCTTCAGTTGCATACCATCCAGCAACAACTTCTTTCTCAGTTCCATCCTCTGCAATTGCCATATCACAAAGTTGCCAGAACTTCTCACTGTTGAATACAATATCACTATCAATCCATAATTGATAATCATATTCAAGTTTACCATCCCATGGTACTTGATTAGGTCCACGAAGTACATTTGCACCTAGACACTTACAACGTGCAAAGTTAACCATTGATGAATAATCTTGAGAAATCTGAATGCTCATTCCATTCTGTACAAGATCAAAACAAAGTTGTACAAATGATTTCAGAAATGTAAAAGAACATCCTCGACCAGGTAGACAAAATACAATTGCCTTACCTTTCATACGTTCTTTAATTGCATCAATATCCCAACCTTCTTTCTTTACAGTTGGTGATGCTGCTTTCACAGTAAATCCTTTTGCCATAAGAGTAATAAAACCTCAGTTCAATTCTACTAGTTTAATTCATGATTGTCAATATGATGGTCCCCCCGCAGGACCACTGTGATCCATAGAGTAATTTATTTCCTCATATGTTAAGTCTTCACCACTATAATCAGTCTTTGTTATATCAACAATATTTCTAAGTTGATTCCAAGTATTCTTAAATTCTTCCTCTGTAAGTGAATGATATAAACATTCACCTTTTCCATATATGTGATATAATTTATCGTTCATAAAATCCTCACAGTCTCAAAAAAATTTTTTTCCGGAATTTTTTTCCAGATTATCAGTTGACAATCACATTATATATGAATACTATCAATATACCCAGAGGTACACAGAGTATACGGAAAAATGTCTTAGGATAGCGTATTAACCATCCCGCAAAGACTACTTTCCAAAAATTCCAATATGGGTGCTTTTTCATCTCCGGAAAAATTTTATGAGAGTGATATTTAGAGGTCGATTTGTCACCTCTGTAGGTTAGGGTAGTTAGGCGTTTTTATAAGGGGGGGGTATACGCCGCCGCCCTTAACGACAATCAGGGCACATAATACTGCTGTGTCACGCACGAATAAGAATGAAAGATTCGTGCGTGACTGTTACAACAGACTCAACGGTTAGCAACAGCGCGGATCCGAAGTTCCTGCTCTCTGCCATTCCTACCCTTACCAGTTGCAGCATAAAAGCGACTGCCACCTCCACCAACCCGTGACATCACCAGTTCAGATTTGCGTGCCTTGCGCATTGGTAAGCGGGTGACTTTCACTTTGCCTTGAATCTCTGCAATCAGAAGATCAGCAGAGGATGAGGATGCAATTTCGGAGATTGTCATGATGAGTTGAGAAGTGGGTTTGTGGTCTTGAGAAATTATAGACCCCAGAAGGAACCGCAGTAGGTCCCGCGTAACAATTCGAAATCTCTTTGCTTAGAACGCAATCGGTTGCAGAGTAGAAGAAGAAATCGCATCATAATAATCGGCACAATCTTGAATGTTTGCCTCTGTAATATCATCAATGATGACATCAAGAATGCTCAGGATTTCGTTTCCATTTTTACCCTGACGCAGCATACCAAGGTAAACATTACGATCGAACATTGAAAGAAAAAAGTGAAGAATAGGTGGTGAGTTTAATGACATCACCAGGTCAATCAGTTTGTATCAGTTATCGCTGAAGATGTAGACCTCGCGGTAGGAGACTTCACATGCAGTGAAATTCTTATACAAACCGCGATCCCAAGTTGCTTCCCAATCAATCATAACAAACGAAGGAAGTTCAGGCAAACCGTAGCAATCATTTGTGAACTGCTCTGCAAAATCTGCAGTGCTTTCATAACATCCTTGGAATCGATCTTCTAAGGTGTCAATGTCACAGAAACCGTTTTCGCCAATGTAGGCATCAACTGCTTCATAACCAATTGCTTCACCAGCAGTCACATAATCCTCGTAGTGATTGTTAAAATCCTCTTCGGAGTTCTCATCAATAAACTCAAGGATTGCAGACAGATCATAAGATTCATCAAGCAATTCGTCAATCTTTTCAACAGTTTGAGTGTTGAAAATTTCTTTGTAGTTTGCGGTCAAAGTGACGGACATTTGGGAAGTGATTTGTTTGACTCTTTTAATATACAGGATTTTGGGGACCGTGCCAAAATCGTGTGTAGGTTGCTCAACCGTCCACCCGCGGCCGCGATTCTCAATAATAAAAGTACTTGAGAATCGAAACGGTTAGTGATAGAAACTCACTGACCGTTTGTGTAACTTCCTAGAAGATG